GCAATTTTCTTCGGATAGAGCTTCCAATAGAGGGGGTAAAACGTAATTATTAAATGTTTAGAAGAGGGGAAATATGCCGTATCCTAAAAAGCCAACGAAGTTAAAATTGATTCAAGGTACTTTGCCAAAAAGTAGGGCGAATCGGTCAGAGCCAATGCCAAACAAAAAAATTCCAGAACCCCCGGATCACCTGAATGATATCGCTAAAGAAGAGCATAAGAGAATGTCTACTCTTCTTTATAATCTGGGGCTTTTAACTGAGATAGATGACACTGCGCTTGCTGCGTATTGTGAGGCTTATTCAGTTTGGGTGGAAGCGTGTGTCATCCGGAATGAGATCGGCGCTGGTTGGATGACTGAGACAACTGTAAACGGCAATAGCATCCAAAGGCCGATTGTTGGGATTATTAATCAGGCCAGGAAAGCGATGAAGGAATATCTGATTGAGTTTGGCATGACTCCGGCTTCCAGGTCTAAAGTCTCAGCCAAAAAATCTGAAGAAAAGAAGAATCCTTTTTCAAAGTTGGGATAAATGGCTCACAAGTACCCATTAACTAATAAAGCAAATCAATTCTGTCGGGATGCCATGTCCGGCAAGGTTGTCGCTTGTCTACAGGTTCGGCAGGCTTGTCAGAGGCACCTCGATGATTTGGTAAAAGAGAAGGATTCAGCATATCCGTACAGGTTTGACAAAAAGAAATGCGAGGATTTTCTTGAGTTCAATCACCTGATGCCTCATATAAAAGGGAAGTGGGCTGGTACAAAAATCACTTTGGAGCCCTGGCAGTGTTTTTCTTTTGGTGTTCCCTTCGGATGGGTTAGAAAGTCGGACCGTACAAGGCGGTTTACTGAGGTGTTTCTTTTAATCCCAAGAAAGAATGGGAAATCTGTAGAGGGCGCTGTGGTAGGCCTTTTCATGTTTTCCGCTGACGGTGAAAAAGGGGCTGAGGTTTTTAGCGCGGCCGGATCAGAGGCCCAGGCATATGAAGTTTTCCGTCCGGCGTGGCTCATGGCGCAAAAAGAGTCTAATTTCAGAAATTATTATGATGTTGAACTGATGGGCACCGGGAAGAACCCCGGGAACATCTATTCTTTGTCAACTGGTTCGCGGTTTGAAACTGTTATCGGTAAGCCTGGAGACGGTGCAAGCCCTCATTGTTGGATTCAGGATGAGTTTCATGAATCAAAAACGGCGGAGTCTTACGATACTGGTAAAACTGGTATGGGTGCGAGGGTTCAGCCTATGATGTGGGTTATCAGCACGGCGGGTACGAATACAGCCTATCCATGTTATGCCCTTCAGAAAAGGGTCGAAAAGATTCTGTCTGGCGAGCTGGTTAACGATAATCTTTTTGGTGTGATTTTTACGATAGACAAGGACGATGATTGGACAGATCCAGCAGTATGGAAGAAAGCCAACCCCAATTATGATGTTTCGGTTTCAGAGCGTTTTCTTATGGGCCAGCTTAAAACAGCCCTTCAGGACAAGACAAAACAGAACATTATCAAATGTAAGCACCTGAATGTCTGGAGTAATGCTGGATCAGCCTGGATGAATATGGTTGAATGGGATAAGTGTTATGATCCGAATATCACGTTGGAATCTTTCCATGGGTCGCCGGCTTATATAGGCCTTGATCTGGCGTCTAAAATAGATATTGCGGCAAAGATGTATCTTTTTAAGAAGGGCGAGGACTACTATTTATTTTCCCGGTACTGGCTGCCGGAAAGTCGAACTTTTGGAGAAGACATGACCCATTACGCCGGTTGGGTGCATGAGGGATTCATTGAGGCAACTTCGGGATCGAGAATTGATATTGAAGCGATCCAGGATACCATCAAACAGGACGCCAAAGATTTTAGCTTATCTGGGTCTGAAAATGGCGGCGGAGAAATTTGTAATGACCCTTGGAACGCTCAGCAGCTTATCACGAATTTGATTGGTGAAGGCATCGCTTGTGTTGAAGTTCCTCAAACGGTCAGCATGTTATCCGAACCCATGAAAGAAATTGAGGCGATTGTGAAAGCTGGTAAACTCCACCATGACGGAAGCCCTGTCACGTACTGGATGATTTCAAACATTTGTTGTCGAGTTGACAAGAAGGATAACATTTTTCCTTTTAAGGAAGGGGAAGAAAACAAGATTGATGGGGGTGTGGCTTTTATTACTGCTATGTCCCGGGCGATGTATGATAAGGGAAATGAGGTTTCCATATACGAGACGCGAGGGGTGATAACCTTTGACTAAGGAGGAGAGTGAAAAATGAGTAAGCTTACGGTTTGTAACGAATGTGAGCATTGTCAGATTGCGTACAGGACAGAAGGTGGTGTTGCGGAAGGAATTACCTACGTACTTCCTGATAGATTTAAATGCGCAGGCATAAGAAATTTTGTTACAGGTGAGAAGAACGCCGGGGTGTTTTTCTGCAAAGAAATTAACAGAGACGGAAAATGTAAATTTTTTGAGGTTAAAAAAGAAGATAAGGCCTCGGGGGTTATGGTCCCGGATAAGATCGAGGAAGTGTTTTATTTAACACAAGAAGAAGCCGATCAGTACGATTCGATGAATGCGGGTGGGTATTATGTGGCTTGTCACGGGGTGGGGTATAAAATAACAGGTCATTCATGGCGTGTTGTTAAAAGTGAAGAAGGGGCGGGTTTTACCGTAGTTTTGACAAGAAAGCTTGTCAGAGTATGACCGAACACCAAAAAAAAGCTCTACTTGAAGAGGCTAAAAAAACCCGCTTGCCTTCTTCGTTTGCCGGCGGGTGTAAGAAGTCGAGTATCGAAGGGTTTTGTGTTCATCTTAGGCCCAATGGAACCGTGGGCAAGATAGAAGAAGGATGTCCGTATTTAGGAATATGTAACGGTAAGAATTTTAAGTATAACGTTTAAGAAGGTAATCCCACCTATACGTTGGACGGATTCCGTGTTTAAGGATTTTCGTCCATGTCTATTTGCAAGTCGTGTGAAAAACGTAAAGACTGCACGTTTTTGTGCCCTAAAGCGCAAATTTATGCTGATCAAGATTATATCCCTCAGATGGCCGTTCTTCTTGAAGATAACGCAGGTGATTTTGAATCCCCGTGGTTTCTATCAGCCAATCACACCGAGGAGATAACGCAGTTTGACTTTTTAACGCCTCTTGAGAATCGTATTTTGTCGATGTTTTATCTCCGGCGCCTTTCTTATGCCCAGATAGCGGTTAGGACCAACTACAAGGTTAGAGGGGTAAAGCACCACCTATCTAAGGCGAGACTCAAAATGGTGTCCTTTTTCTCTTATAATAAAGGGCAATAATTTGGTTTCCGGTACTCCATGGGCAGACTTTTGGAGCCCCAGAAAACCGGGCCACAATTTAGGGGCTGATTTGAAGAGAATAGATATTCGAGATGTCATGTTTCTTGGGGGGTTGTTTGCTTTGGGCTACGGCCTTTATTTAAAGGCTCCGTGGGTCTCTTTTGCAGTTTGCGGGTCCATTCTCATGGTTTCCGGGTATATCATGAGGGATAAAAAATAATGGGTATTATTTCCAGGATGGCGAAACCCCAAGCGATCAGCCAGGAAATGGAAAAGGTCTTCCGGTCAGTTTTCGGCGGAGGGTCCACGTATTCAGGTAAATCGGTTTCCAATGAAACAGCTATGCGTCAAGCAACCGTTTATTCGTGTGTGAACATTCTTTCACGGGTAATCGGTATGCTGCCTTGTTACATGATGATGAAGGCTGGCAAGGTCCGGGAAGCCGCAACTGACCATAATCTCTACCCTCTTTTACACGATATGCCTAACGAATGGATGACTTCTTCTGAGTTTTGGGGTATGGCCATGAATCATCTTTCCTTGAGAGGTAATTTTTTTGCTTTAAAAAATCGTGGCGTATATGGTAGAGAAATAAAAGAGCTTATCCCTTTAGCTCCGGGGGTCGTACAAGAGATTGAACAAAACGCCGATTATACGTTAACATATAAATGTATAATACCAACAACATCAAACGTTTCGACGCCTAATGGTACGTCTGGCTATCTGTCCGGCGGAACTCGAATAGATATTCCAGGCAGTGAAATCATGCACTTAAGAGGCATGACCATGAACGGGTATATGGGTGTCAACCCAATTGAGCATATTCGTGAAAGCATAGGCCTTGCTCTCGCAACTGAAGAGTTTGGTGCTCGGTACTTTGGAACCGGGACGCATCCTGGTATGATTATTGAGCATCCGTCAAAGCTTACTGATCAGGCCCATAAGAACCTGAAAGATTCCCTTGGTGAAGCATATTCTGGTCTTGGTAAATCCCATAGGCTCATGTTGCTTGAAGAGGGCATGAAGGCCCAGGCGATTACCATAAAACCCGAAGATTCGCAGTTTCTTGAAAGTCGTAAATATCAGAAGAGCGAAATAGTTGACATTTTTTTCGGTCTTCCTTTAACGACTATGAGTTCTGGGGATAATACCCCGACATTTGCGAGTGCCGAACAGTTTTCCATAGGTTTCGTGATATACGCTCTTCTCCCCTGGATAGTCAGTATCGAAAAGTCCATTTACCGGGATTTGTTAAGCCCGGCAGATCGTAAAAAATATTATGCCAAGTTCAAAGTTGAAGGCCTTCAAAGGGGGGCTTTCAAAGACCAGATGGCGGCTTTTGCTACCGCAATCGATAAAGAGATCCTTAATCCGAACGAGATTCGGGAAATGTTGGATTTTAACCCGTATGAAGGCGGGGATGTGTATCGAACCCGAACATCGACCACAAAAGAATCCGGGACAGCCAATAATCAGGATGATGAGAAATGAAACTAAATTACAGAAATGAAAAAAATGCAAGGATCATTGCGGCTCAGTATAACAAGCCTCTTGATAAACCGGATTGGTACAAGATTGAGAACGTTACGGACGATGAGGCTGAAATCCTTGTCTATGACTATATAGGATGGCCTTTTAATGAGGCTGGCGAGTTCATTAAGGCTATGTCCAATTTAAAGCAAAAGAAGATAGTTGTCCGGATAAATTCACCAGGAGGCGATGTATGGGACGGGTTTGCAATCGCCAATGCTATTAAGGCCCATCCTTCAAAACCTATCACCCGTATTGAGTCTCTTGCTGCTTCAGCAGCGTCTTATATCGCCGTGTCTGGCCATGAAAAGCAGGCGTTTAAAAACACCATGATCATGATCCATGAGCCTATGACCGGCCTATGGGGTAATCAGTATGAAATGCGGGAGGCTGCGGACATTCTTCAGCAAATTAGCAGCAACATGATCGATATGTATGCAGACCATACCAATGTCGGCAAACGTGAGCTGAAAGATATGCTTAGAGCTGAAACGTGGATGACCGCTAAAGAAGCTAAAGAGAAAGGCTTCATTGACGTCATCATCGAAGCCGGAAACCCGGTATCAGCAAAATTTGACCTGTCCATGTTCGCTCATGCCCCGTCCGATGTTAAAGACGAAAATGAACTTATTAAAGAACCCAACATAAGAAACGCAGAGAAAGCATTACGTGACGTGTGCGGCCTCTCTTTAAACGATGCCAAGGCAATCCTTGCGAGAGGCTGGAAAGCAATTGGCGAACCGGAAATAGATGTGGACGGCATGAAAGCGGTTGCCTCCGAAACTCTCAACAAATTAATGAAGAAGGAATAACGAGATGGAAGAACTTAAGAAAACGATTGCGGCTATCGGGGCTGCCTTTGAAGCGTTTAAAGCCGAGAATGATCAGAAAATCAAAGAGCTGGCTGCAAAAGGCAGTGTTGATGCCGTCCTGAACGAGAAAGTGGATAAGATCAACGCTGATATCACAAAACTGGCCGACATGAAAGCGCAGCTTGAAGCCCTTGACAAAGCTGTGGGCCGGATTCAGCTTGGCGGCGGGGGCGGGAATACTGTCATCGATAAGGCCAAAGCTGAGCACAAAGCCGCTTTTGAAAAATGGTTCCGTAAGGGTGGGGAATCTAACCTTGAGGCCGTCAAAGAGCTTCAGGTTAAAGCTGGTCTTTCCACCCTGTCCGATCCTGACGGCGGGTATCTTGTGGCCCCCCCAGAGTTTGATCAAGCTATTGAGAGAGTTGCCGGAACGATTTCTGTCATGAGGAATCTCGCCACTGTCCGGTCTATTGGCACCGACACTTACAAAAAGATTGTCAATATGGGCGGTGCAACTTCCGGATGGGTAGCTGAAAAAGCAACCCGGTCAGAGACCAATACCCCGACCCTGAAAGAAATCGCCATCAACATGAAAGAGGTTTATGCCGAACCCGGCGCGACCCAGATTTCTCTTGACGATGTTTATCTGAACCTCGAAAGCTGGTTGGCTGATGAGGTTTCTGTCGAATTTGCGGAGCAGGAAGGTGAAGCCTTTATTACTGGCGACGGTGTTGCAAAACCTCACGGTATTGCTGGTTACACTTTCATCACCAACGCTTCCTATGAATGGGGCAAGGTGGGTTATGTTCCTGGGGGTCATGCGACCCTGTTGAACAACACTGATAAGTTGCTTTCCCTTCAGCACGCTCTGAAATCCGTTTACCGGAACGGTGCAACTTGGCTCATGAATGACGCCACTTGTGAAAAAATCCGCGTCCTGAAAGATGGTGACGGCAACTACATTTGGCGCCCCGGCCTGATGGAAGGAACCCCTGACGTTCTTCTGGGCAAACCTGTTGCCTATGATGACAACGTGGCCGACATCGGTGCCGGGGCCTACCCCCTGTTCTTCGGTAACTTCAAACGGGCTTACCTGATTCTTGACAGAATGGGGATCAGGGTTCTCCGCGATCCGTACACATCGAAAGGGAACGTGCTCTTCTATACCACAAAAAGAGTAGGGGGAGGTATAACCCTTTTCGAGGCGATTAAGGCTCTCAAAATAGCTACCAGTTAATTTAAACGGGCCGGGTAACTCCGGCCATTAAAAAATAAAGGATTTTGAAATGAAAGATTTATACAACAAGGTCGCGGCGGTTTCTGTTCTTGACCCGATTGCTATCACGGCGACCGCCGTTCATACCGACGTTGACCTTCAGGGGTTCAATTCTGCCTGTCTGTTGATTCAGACAGGGATTGATGCCGGAACCGGTTTGGGCGCATCCCATAAGTTTGTTTTTACCATGGATCATTCCGATGATGGTACGACTTATACAGCCGTTACCACTGCTGACATGCTTGATCTTACTGTGACTTCCGGGGTTGTTCTGACAATCGATTCTACCGATGAAGACAATACCCTGTATAAACTCGGTTATATCGGCGGGAAACGGTATCTTCAGTTGACTTATACTATCACCGGCACCGTAACCATGCCCATCGGGATTATCGTTCTCAAAGGCAACCCGGAAAACGCTCCGGTAGCATAATCAGGTCTTAAATGACTACTCTGGCCGGGTAATTCCGGCCAGGGGTAATCACTGATATAAAGGAAAAAGAGAAATGAGTTATGTTCCGAAATGTTATAGAGCTGACGGTGGGGATAAAACTGTTATCGCCTCCGGAGGAACTTTCGAAGTAGAGGACGGTGCGACCCTTACCTTTCCGATTTCTGGGTCAAATACAGGCCGTGGTCCTTCTGTTGGAATTTGGTCAACCTGTCCATGGATGGATTACGTTATGGACCCTACTAAGGGCATGGCGTATTTCAATGATTTTCACGGAAGCCACGCCCTGGCCGCTAACCAGGCAAAAACATATCTGGGCGGTGGGGCCAGTGGGTTTACCGGGGCAACTGCCGGATCTGTTATTACTAACATCGCCACCGACCCAAATGGTGTTCTGAAGCTTGCTACCACCACCGACAATGAGAGCGTTGCGGTCCAGGTTCTTGGAGCTCTTGACACTGCCGGCCAGTTTGTTTTGACATCTGGAAAGAAATCCTGGTGGGAAGCCCGGATCAAAGTCAAGAACATCACTGATGCAAAATTCGGATTGTTCTGCGGTTTCACCGAAGAAGGCCTCCTTGCTCAAGACGGGATCATGACCGCGACTGGCACACTTCAGGATAAAGATTATATCGGATTTCTGCGGGTTGAGGCCGATGGTGATAAGCTCGATACCGTCCACCGGAAAGCTTCGGGTGCCGCCGTTGTTGTTCAGGCTGACGCTGTTACCCTCGTGGCCGACACTTACATCAAAGTCGGTGCATACTGTGATGGCACGACCGTTACCTTTTATGCCGATGGGGCTGCCCTAACCGGTACATGTCTTCTGGCTACCGCAACGGTTCCGACTGGCGAGGAAATGGCTTTTCAGTTTGTTCTTAATGCTGGGCACGCTGACGACTGCGATATCCACATCGATTGGGTTCGGATTGCGAGAGAATTTTAAGAAAGGGGCGCGGTTGTCTGTTAAAGCAACCGCGTCATAAATAATATGAAGCATCTTTTTAAATGTGTTGAGTGCGGCGAGTTTTTTGAGAAAAAAGGCGCCGAAGTTGTTTGCGGCGTTTGTGCTACAGCTAAAGAAAGCTACGATAACACAAAAAAAATTGAAGTTCAGGATAAGAAGAAAGCCACTAAGAAGAAATAAGTGATTTTACCGCCCGAAAAAGGAGGGCTTTAAATGACCGTTCAATCCATAGGCTCAATGAACAACAGATTCATAGGGTTTTCAACAGATACCAAGCCAACAACTGATATCGCAGCAGGGGCAACTTTCTATGAGGCCAATACCGGATTCATGTTCATTTACAACGGATACGCCTGGGTTCCAAAGAGTTTCATGCCGGAAAGCACGGTTAATTACGAACAGATTTCCTTGAACCAAGCCGCCAATACCTATGACGTTATGACAGCCACGGCTCAAGCGCTGTTTATTGATGCTGTTATTGTTCACGTTCCTGATAATCTTTCAGCAGTAGCCACTTTCACGGGTATATCAGTTCAGACAGACGATGTGGCCCCTGTCGTTCTTTTATCCGGTACTGCCGGAGCTAAAGCCAACTTAACCGGAAACTTTTACAGCGTATACCGTGGTCCTTCTGTGACGGCGGCAACGAAGAAAATCCAGTTGACAATTTCCGGGGCCACCGCTGGAGCTGGAAAGATTGCGGACATAACGGTGCTTTGGCGCCCGGTTGTTGCCGGGGGGTATTTTTTAAATGCTTAACTTTTTTGGGCATGTGAAATGATAACCAAATTGGTGATGGCCCCGACCGGATCAGTAGTGGATATTGGCCTTGCTAAGATGCAGCTTAATATTGCTTGGGATAATACGGACGATGATTTTTATCTTGAAAGCCTTATCCAGTCTGCAACTGCCCAAGCTGAAAACATCACCAACCGGAAGTTATTGACACAGACTTGGAGGGTTTTTGCTGACGAATGGCCTGTGGAGCGTTTTTCGTTACCGTTTGGGAATTTGCAGTCTGTAACGAGCGTTAAATATAAAGGTTCTGACGGCGTTGAATATACATTTTCATCAAGTGATTATATCGTCGATATTGATTCAGATCCGGGTCGGGTTGTTCTGGGATATGAAAAGCTTTGGCCTACAGCGACCCTTTATCCTTCAAACCCGATTTATATTCAGTTTGTTTGCGGATATGGCAATGAAGCAGATGTCCCGTATCCAATCAAGGCCGCGATTCTGATCATGGTTGCCGACGCTTATGCCCACAGAGAGAGTATAATCGTCGGTAATAATCAATCGGTTGACCAAATACCCGGGCATATTATGAACCTTTTATGGCCTTACCGCCTTTTTGATTTTGGAGATTAAATGATCCGAGCAGGCAAACTTGATCAGAGTATAAGAATTCAGTCCGTGGCAACTGCACAGGATGGCATGGGGGCAACCGCTGAAACATGGTCAGATTTATCAGGAGCGCCGTGCAGGGCTGAATATATACCTTTGAGGGGAACTGAACGGATTGAAGCCGGCAAACTTGAAATGAAAACCGAATTTAAACTCCGGGTAAGACGAGATGTGAGGATAGATTCTTCTTGCCGTGTTACTCATGGCGGGAAAACGTACAGGATTACGGGGGTTGAAGATTACCAAAGAGCGGGCGATATGGTCTTGCATTGTGCGGAGGTCTTGTAATGGATAAAGATTTACCAAATTTTGGTATAAAAGGCCCGGAAATAGAGTGGGTTTCTTACGGGGGTCCGTCTGTGGGGTTTCCATGGGGTAAGTTTCTTCTAACTATTTGTGGGGCTGTTTTATTGGCCGCTGTGATGGCGAATTTATGACAGTCAAAGTTGAAATAGACGCCAGCGAGTTTTTACAGGCGCTTGAGGAACACCTTGACGAGAAGTGCAAGGAGATTTGTGTTCAGATCAAAGCCGACGCAAAACGATCTGTGGCTTTTGATGACGTTACTGGGGCTCTTAGAAAGTCGATCAAGGTTAAAAAGAGTAAGTTCGAGGGCGGCGGGTACATTGTGAAGGCGGGGGGTCGTGGAGCGATGCAAGCTTTTTTGGCAGAGCACGGTCATGGCGGCCCCCATCCGGCTCCAGCTCATCCGTATTTGAAACCTGCCCTCGATAAAAATATTGCTTTTGCAAAGCATAAGCTTTCAGAGAAAATGAGCGAGCCGGGGTACACCAAACCATCTTCGACGTTTGGATTGGAGGATTAAATGGTTGAATTAACCACAAAGATAACGAGTTTTAAAAAAGCAGGCCCGATTATCATCGAAGTCAGCGTTTCGAAAAAACTCTATCTTAGAATATGGGCTTCGAAAATATTGATGAGGTTGGCTGGTAAGGTGTTGGGGTGCGGGTGCGAGGTTAAGTTTTTGGAGAATCAGAGATGAGACTGTCTGTAATGAGAGGCGATATAGGATATTCTTTTTTAGCTTACAGTCATAAGGCTTTTTGTGATGGTGTTGAATTGGAGCATTGCCACACGGCTGATGAGGAAGAGGGTTACGCGTTGTGCCACGACATTGAGGCCTTTGTCCCTGGGATGAAAAACATTCCTCAGAAAAGAGTTTATGGAAAGATTGAGATAAGAAAAATTGGCTGATCTAACTTGGGAAGAGACACTTTTGGTAGAGGAGTTTTCAGAGAAGATGTCTGGGTATCAGAGGTCTTTGCTATATCAGGAGTCTATAAAATTGAACGGAAAAGACTTTTTAGTTACTTTGATATCTACTCAGGCGAGTGCCAATGACCTAATGATTGCGGAGATAGAAGGATTTTATATAAAACGTGGATAAGATTTTAACTGGCATATATTCAAAGTACAGCGGAGACGCCACTTTAAAGGCCGCGATTCCTGGGGGTCTGCACATTGAGCTGGCTCCGCAGAACAACGCTTTGTCTTATGCTACTTTCTTATTGGTATCCGGCTATCCGGATTATTATTTCGGCGGAGAGCGTTTTGAAGTTGTCACAATCCAATTCGATATCTATGCCGACACCAATGCAAAAAGGATGACGGCGTATAATGCTTTAACGGCTTTATATGATGATGCGAGGCCCACAGCCACAGGTTACGCCTCGGTCATTATGGAAAGGACGAATCAACAGATGGTCAGAGATGGGGCTCAGAACGAGCTTTATCGGGCTGTTGTAACATATGAATGCAGGTATAAAAAGTCATGAAAAAGTTGAATCTTGGTTGCGGAAAAGAAAAAGAACTCGGTTATATCAACATTGATGTCCGTGAATCAGTCAATCCGGATTTGATTCTTGATATCACCAAGGGATTTCCGTTCGACGATAATTCAGTGGATGAGATCCGGGCGTTTGATGTCCTGGAACATATCCCAATCCTGTCAACCACATTTGTCATGGAGGAAGTTTGGCGGGTTTTAAAACCAGGCGGGATTTTCGCGACTCATACCCCTGATGCTGAATATGGGCAGGGGGCATTTATGGACCCAACGCATATCAATTTTTGGACTGAAGGTAGGTTTGCGTATTATTGCCACCCAGTTTATCGGGAGTATTACGGTACAAAAGCCAACTTTGAAGTTAAGTATTTTAAACGGAAGCTCACAGACCCGATGATGAGGGTTTATCACTTACATTTTATTTTAAAGGCGGTGAAATAATGTTTGACCGGGTATCAGTCATTATTCCTATCGTTCGGCTTGAAAAAGCTAAACGGTGCATCGAGTCAATTGAGTTACATTGTCCAGGAGTTGAGATAATCACCGGGATTGACGTCGCTGGTATCGGATGTCCTAAGATGGTTGAGAAGTTGACGGCCAGAACCACACGGCCGATTGTCGTTTTCCTGGGTGATGATACGATTGTGCAGGCAGGGGCATTTCAAAACGCCTTGGCTAAAATGGAAAGTTTGCCTGAGGGCTGGGGTGTAGTGGGTTTTAATACAACTCCTGGCAATGATCATGCTCATTGGATGGCTGATAAACGAATCCTTGAGCATATCCCCGGCGGAAATTTTTTTTCCACGGAATACCTGCATTGCTACGGTGATGATGAACTCAAAGATATTGCTATTGAACAAGGTCGATGGGCCTATGCCGATGACGCCATAATCGAGCATGATCACCCAGTAAACGGTGGGGAGTCTGATGAATGGTACGAAAAGGCTTACGGCGGGGATAAATTCAAGATCGACCGGGCCACATACTTCAGAAGAAAGAGGGAACGGAAAGGCGGTCTTTTGGCGATAGGTTTCCCTCTTGTCAATGACACCCTGCCTGTTCAGTTCTTCCTGTCGTTTGAAACCATGGCGAAACCTGAAAAATATACCTTGCTCGTGCCTCAAACACCTCATGGTCCGTGGACTTGCAATCTCGCGGAAGCCAGAGAAAGCCTTGTTTTTCAGGCATTGAACGAAGGCGCAAGCCACTTGTTGATGTGTGACACGGATCAGGTTTATCCGGTTGATATGCTCCATAAGCTTGCGTCTCATGGCGTTGATATTTGCGGGGTGAGGGTTCATAGGCGGTATCCGCCGTTTGATCCTATCTTCATGAGGGGCAATCTTGACAAGTACGAAAGCGTCCCTGAGTCAGAAATGTATTCCGGGAATCTGATAGAAGTGGATGCAACCGGCACGGGATGTCTTTTGATCAATATGAGCGTTTTTGACAAACTTGAGCCCCCTTGGTTCAAGTTTGATGTTCATAACGGCCGTCCGGTAGGCGAGGATTTTTATTTTTGTAACAAGGTCTGTGAAGCTGGTTGTAGGATTTTTATTGATACCTCTGTTGAGGTTGGGCATTTAGTAACAATGGAGGCCAACAGAGTGTTGCATCAAATTTGTAAACAAATAAAAATAAGAGGATAGAACTCTTTAAATAAAAAATTCGGGTGATTTCCAAAGTCCGGCCAGACAGAGGGATGACGTAAGATAGATAAAGAGGGCAATTACGGTGCCGTAATCATCGTATTCGCCTTCTTTTTTATGCCCGAACTTAACGCCAAACAACAGGAGATTCCAAAATGGCAATTGTAGGAAAAGATGGAAAGGTCTCATTGGGGACCGCAACAATTTTAGGCATGGGACAATGGAGCATCGACGGAATCACAACCGATGAGTTTGACGCTTCAGCTTTTGGCAGCATTTGGAAGGCTTTTGAGTACGGAATGAAGGACGGTGGGTCCGTCTCTTTTTCCGGGCATTTTGATCCGACTGATACAACCGGTCAGGTAGCGCTCCAGGTAGCTAATTTGAACAACACTCCGCTTACCAGTATGCGGCTTTATTACAACACGACCAGCTATTATGAAGCGTGTCAGACTACTGGATGGTTTGCGCCTGGCGCCCTGTCAGTCAGCCAGCCGACAATTCCGTCAAGCTTGAGAATTACAAGCTTTAATATCGGCATGGATAAGTCAGGTCTTGGTACAATCAGTTTCACGACCAAGGTTTCCGGTGTGGTAGTCAAAGCCAATTAACGATTTGCCCACCTGGGCCGTCATGACGGAAAAGAAGTGTACCCGGCGCTTTCCCAGGTGGGCATTAATAACCGGGGTATAACGGGAGAGTAAAAAAATGTTTTTGGGAAAGATTTACAAGAGTAAAGAGTGTGAAATTAAGGTTTCTGATATGGCTGGCGCGCCGGAAACGGACGCGGTTATTAAAATCCGTCTGCTGACGCCAGGTGAAAGAAAGGGGCTCTTGATGTCTTCTTTTAAGACCACTTATTCAGCGGATGACACTGGCTCCATGAAACCCGAAATGCTGTCAGAGCATTACAAAATGAACGAGCACCTGTTTATGAAGGCCGTCATCGGGTGGGAAGGGTTTTATGAAGATGAAGATGGAGCGGTTCCTTTGAAATTCGGGCAGGCTGGTAAAGTTAAGCTTTTATCTGTTGTGCCGGATCTGGCGGATTACGTGACTGAATGTCACGGAAAAATGATAGCGGAAGAAGAGGCCAACAAGGAAGCTTCCAGAAAAAACTCCTTGCCCGGATCGAAAGAATCCGGGACCCAGGGAAGCCAAAATGTGAAAATTGTAAAAAAATAAAGGGAATGCGGTGGAGCATAGAGGATTGTAGGGCATGTGTTCCACCTCTTTTACCGGAAAATGAGGATGCTGAATTTATTTATTTTAAAGTCGAGGATCAGGTAATCCTTGGTACGGGCGGCGTGGTGGCTTTGAATCAAATGGCCATCCATTCCGCCATGGACCTGTACGAGATCGAAGATAGGCAGGATTGTTTTGAAAAGGTTGTTGCGGTGGGGAGACATATGATCGTTAAACAGCACGAAGCCAGGAAGGAAAAGAATAAATAAATGGGCAGCATCGGCAGTATATACGTAGATGTTCGTGGTAACACGACGACCTTCGAGCGCGACATTGTTGCCTTAAGAAGCATTGCAAAAAAAGGCGGTACTGAGGTATCAAACGCTCTCAATAACGCTATAAACCCATCAAAAGCTGAGCGAGGGATGAAAGATTTATCTGAGTCCCTCGTTCGGTTATCCCAAAGCGCAAAAGCCCCGGCTGCAAACTTTAAGGCTACGTCCGCCGCTATCGCCAGTGGGATGGAGGAAGCTGCGGCCAAGGTCGGCATGACGGGGAAACAGTTTCAAGCCCTTAATGAAAAAATGCTCCGTAATCAGGCTATGGTTACTGCCGAAGCTTCTTTACGGTCTATCGGTAAAACAGCCGGGCTTTCGAATCAGGAACTGAAAGCCTTGGCTATGCAGATGGGCCACACTGCCAAACAAGCCGAAGCCATGGCAAACAAGATTGACAGGAGCCAGACAACCCACAAGTCTTTCCTTACCTCGTTGAACGGGATTAGAAACGGGCTTCTAAACGTATCAGTTCTCGCCGCCGCCGTAATATACCCGATTAAGCAGATGTCCGAAGCCCTTTGGGAAGCTGGCCGGGCAACGAAGGTTTCCGAGAATGCCTATAAAGAGATTACCGGTTCTGTCACCAACGCCAATGTCCAGTTTCAGTTTTTAAGAAAAACCGCTGATGAATTGGGCCTGAATTTTTATACCCTCCGTGAGGGTTATAAAGGTTTCCTCGCCGCCGCGCAGACTTCTAAACTGCCTATGCAGGAAGTTCAGGCAATTTTTAAATCTGTGTCAAATGCAGGTGCGGTTCTTGGCTTATCAAACGAGAGAACGAGTCTTACTTTTCTCGCTCTTGAGCAGATGATGTCAAAAGGTAAAGTCAGCATGGAAGAAATTCGGCGTCAGATGGGTGATAACATCCCTGGGGCCTTCCAGCTTGGCGCCAAAGCCATGGGTATGACTGTCGAAGCTTTTGATAAAGCGGTAAGCGCCGGGGAAGTGTTCTCTGATGATTTCCTCCCCAAATTTAGAAAAGCTTTAGATGAGAACTTTAAAGGCGGTATTGATGAATCTGTGAAGGCTGCCAATAAGCTGGCCGAATCATTTGAAGAACTTAAAAATAGATTGGCTGCTTCTGGGTTTATGGATTCTATCACTGAGTCTATTAAGCTGTTTACTGAGACATTGAGCGACCCGGACGTACAGAAAGGTTTAACGCATTTTGCTAATTTGCTCGGGGAAATAGTTTTTTGGGCTACGTCTAAAACGTCTGACGTTATAAAATTTTTTACATCAGCGGCTAATTTTGCAGTATCAACTGCAACAACAGCAAAAGATCTTTTTGGTATGTCGGCTTCCGATATCGACGCATACGTAGCTCATCTTATTGACGTTAAGGCCAAATTTAGCGCAGCAAGAAAAGAATACGAAGAAAGAGAAACCGGGGATTCTTGGGCGCGTACCAGTGAAGTTCACATTCGGAATCTCAATAAGGCCATAGCTGAATCTGGGCCAGCTCTGAACAGGCATTTAATGTCTTTGACTGATTATCAGAAAAGCCAGGCCAAGGTATTAGAAGACGAATCGGATATCTTAAAAAAATACGCCAAAGAGCCGGAGCAAGAACTCGCCGCTACGAAAGAAAAATTCGCTCTGTGGAAAAAGATGGGCAGCGAGAATGTAGAAGTTCAATCCGCCTATTTGACAGAGATAGCCAACCTTGAAAAAACGATATCTGATAAGGCTGTGTCTGAAGCGAATAAGAGAGCTGCCGCTGAGAAACAGCGTATAAAAGAGCTTACCGATCCTCTTGAAGAACAACTCAAAATGATGGAAAACGCCCAAAAGCTTTTGGATCAGATAAGAAAAGATAACGTCGGAAAAGAAATGTCAAAAGAAGATGCGGCCAGAGAGGAAAGGCTGCTTGAGTTAGTAAAAGACAGAGTTATAACAGAAGAGCAGTATGCAAAAATTAAAGGGAAAGCTTCTAAATCCCAGAGAGATGAAGTGGATCTCATGAAGGTTGCATACGAGTACGAGAAAAAAAGATATGAAGAAGTCAACAAAAGAGTAAAAGATACCTTAGAGTTCATGGCCGATGTTCAGTCTGAGATAGTGAAGGACAGCGAGAAAGCTGAAAAAGCGTTAGAAGAAATCTATTCTTCTAATATTCCTATGACGGACGAGTTAAAGGCTCACGTTGAAGCCCTCACAGAAGCTAAATACGCGGGTATAGAGGCTGATCAAAATGCTCAGATAGTTAACCAAAAAGCCACGCGGGACGAGATAACCAACACAGAAAAAGTTATAGACGCCGCTAAAAAATACATAAAGGAACAGGAAAAAGCGCAAAAAGCCTACGAAGATTTTTCCGATACAATAAAAGACAACATCAAAGGCATAATTGAGTCGCATGAAAATATGGCTGATAAGATTGTCAGCATCTTCAAGGACATGCTTTATGAGATCGCTGCTTCAATAATTGCTCAGAAATTTGTTATTCCCATTGGTTTACAAATCGGTTCGGCCCTGGGCGCAACTTGGAACGGGACATCCTTTTCAAACATGTCTGGGGCCAGCTCCAATATTCTTGGTACGGCATCAAATGTATATTCTCTTTATAACGCTGCTAACGGGGGTGTGGGTAATTTTTTAACAACCGGCCTCGGGGGAAAAGTAGGTTCCAGCATATTCGGATCGTCTGCTTGGTACGGTGCTGGCGGAACAATTGGCGCCCAACTTACCGGGGGTGCCGGAGTCGGGGCTGTGGCTGGGACCGGGGCCGGTGGATTTGCAGCAACTGGTAGCGCTGGCGCATTGGGAAGCGGAGGCATAGCTTCTACGCTTTCTGCCATCGCGCCTTACGCCGCCATTGCCGCCATCGCAATCCCGTTGATATCCAAACTTTTCGAGGATGACCCTACCCCGGCAATAGGGATACAAGGTGGATCTTGGGAGGAAGAATCTCCCTCGACCGGGAGCCTGAACTCAACTAAATACAATTACAAATTCTTCGCCCAGGACATGGGCGGCGAATCTTCCGCCACCCTTTTGGAGTATTTTGACACCCGGTTTGCTGCGGTAGATGAAGCACTTTCCGGGGCATTCGCCGAAACCCTGGAAAAATACGATGCAGGGGCCAAAAACAGAGGTTGGGTGTACACTGAAGGTATGGACACCGACGCAATCCTGGAAGCGGTTAGTAACAATGTTTTTGAAGGTATTTTAGACGGTTTAAAAACGGTAACGATGGGTGCCGGGTTCGAATCTTTCGGGGTTGATTTTTTTGAATCCATAAAGGGTGATGATGAGGACCTTTTTCAGGCGTTTATAGATTTTAATACGGTCGTTGAAGGGACTACGGATTTCCTGGAAAAGTTTTCTGGGCAGATGGCCGCTTTAGGTGATGATTCTTTGCAGGCCTTTTTAAATCTGGAATCGATCATGGGTATTTTTACGGAAATGGATGCCATGATGGACCCGTTGATAAAAATTACAGATCCATTGGTTCAAATCATTGATCAGTTTGAGACATGGATTGACGCCCTTAACGATTCTTTGGCTACGCTGGAAGAGGTCACGGAAGCTGAGAAAAATCGCACCACGGCCTTGGGTATGCAGGTCAGTGGGCTAACTGCCACAAACGTAAGCTCGGCCTTGCAACAGGCAATAATGGGCG